GATGCGGGCTGGCTTCCGGCCGGTTCCCCGTGGAACTTCTGGCAGCTTGGCCTTGATGGCGGCGGATCTTCCGGCCGCTCGGCCATCGTCCATGCCTGCATCTCGACCTATTCGCAGACGATCGCCACGCTTCCGGGAACGCATTGGCGCACCCTGTCCAATGGCGGGCGAGAGGCTGTCACCAACTCCGCGCTGTCGCGGATTATGGTGAAGCCGAACTCGTATCAGACGATTTCAGATTTCATGCTCAATCTGGTCCGCTCGCTCTATTGCGAGGGCAACGCCTACGCCTTGGCGCTGCGCAACGATCGGAACGAGATTTCCGAGCTGCACCTCATGGATCCGCGCTCGTGCGGGATCCGCATCGCCTATGACGGCAGCTTGTTCTATTCGCTCGCCGGCAACCCGATCATCGACGCCATGCTCGGCGGCCAGCGGCTGTCGGGCGTTCCGGAGCGCGACGTTCTGCACGTCCGCCTTGAGACGCCGGTTCACCCGCTCATCGGTGTCTCGCCGCTGTCTGCGGCCATGCTCGATGTGGCTGTCGCATCGACGATGTCGGCGCAGCAACTCGCTTTCTTCACCAACGCAGCCAGGCCGGCCGGCGTCATCGAATCCGATCAGGTTCTGCCGCCAGACAAGGTGAAGGCGCTGAGCGATGCGTGGCAGGAGAAGACGGCCGGCATGAAGGCCGGCGCCACGCCGATCCTCACGGCCGGGTTCAAGTTCAAGCCGATCACGGCGAACAACGTCGACATGCAGTTCGTCGAGGTCATGAAACGGACCGACGAGCAGATTGCCCTCGCCTTCCGCGTCCCGCTTGCGATCCTCGGCATCGGCCAAGGGCTCCAGTCATCGACCGAAAGCCTCGGCAAGATGTGGAAACAGCAGGGCCTCGGCTTCGCTGTGAACCATATCGAGCGTGCCTTCGATGCTCTCTTCCGCCTGAAGGGCTATCCGAGCGAGTACCTCGAATTCGACTTCTCCGAATTCCTCCGGGCGAACTTCAAGGAAGAGATCGAGGGCATCGTCGCTGGCGTCCATGGCGGCATCTTCGGCCCGAATGACGCTCGTCGGCAGTTCTACCTTCCGCCCGTAAAGGACGGCGACGAGCCTCGCCTTCAGCAGCAAGACGTGCCTCTCGGCTGGTGGCGCGAACAGCTCGAGCTTCAGAAGGCAGCGCAGAAGACGGCTGCCGATGCGGCGAAGGCCGCCGCTGAGAAACCGGCTCAGGAACCGACGAAAGAGGAACCCAACAAAAAGGCTTTCGATGAGTCCGAAATTGGGGACATCGGGAGATGGGTCAACTCAGCACACGATGAGCACAATGTCTCCGCTTGAAGCGCTTTCACGTGAAGTAGGCGCAATCACGGGGCGGGTGGAGCGGGAGACGAACCTTCGCATTGCCGCCCTCATTGCCGAATTGAGGCAAGCCGAAGCTGAGCGCGACCTTCGCATGGTGCGTCTCGAGCAAACGGTCGCTGCGCGCCTTGCCGATATCAATGACGGGCCGCCTGGCCCGCCTGGTGAGAGCGTCAAGGGCGACAAAGGTGACAAGGGCGACAGCGTAAAAGGTGACAAGGGCGACAAAGGCGACCCTGGCGAGTCCATCAAGGGCGATAAGGGCGATCCTGGCGAATCTATAAAGGGGGATCCTGGCCCGCCCGGGGATAGCATCAAAGGAGACCCCGGCACATCGATACGAACCGGGTCTGGCCCGCCGGACTTCTCTGCATTGGCTGGTGACGTCTACCTCGACGTCACCACTGGCGATATCTACGAATTCACAGCTTGAAGATGCCTTCAGCTTTCCACTTTGCTCTAAGGCGCTTCGACTTCTCAGACTCGCAAGCCGAACAATACCTCTGACCGCTGTAGACACGGTCATACTCGTGACCACGAGGGCATTGGGTCTTCTGCGAATTGATGTAGCTGAGAGACGCCGAGTCACGCTTCGAATTCTCAGATGCAGAGATCGCGTTGAGGTGTTGCGGGTTCACACATGATCGGTTCCGGCATGTGTGATTGACGACGAACCCCTCGGGGATCGTGCGCCCGCTGAGAAACATCGCAAGACGGTGGGCGCGACGAGGTGCCCTCCTAAAAGTGATCATCCCATATCCATCCTTGTCGAGTGGGCCCTGCCACATGTGGCAATCGCCCACCTTCTTCCACTTCGAATTGAACCTGTCGATTTCAGCCTTCGTCGGCTCCGACATGCGCCTGTCTCCGGTTGTTACGGCAGACATGGTGAGTCAGGCGGGAGTTTTAAAAAAGCCCTATGCCGTGGAAACTCACAGGTAATTTGCGTGGCCAAAAAGGCGAGAAGGGGGACGCCGGGCCACCCGGGTCTCTGCCCATCGTCCGCGAGTGGCAGCCGAACAGCGTCACCTATCAGGGCGACGTCGTCACCTGCGGCGGCTCGACTTGGCAGGCCGTTCGGGACACTGCGCATGCACCGGGGCATGAGGATTGGTCGCTCATCGCGCAGCGTGGCGGAGACGGCAAGGACGCGCGCGAGATGCGCGTGCGGGGCACCTACAGCGAGATCGAGAACATCAACGATCCAGGGCCCTATAGAGCACTCGACGTCGTCGCGTTGGATGGTGGCTCGTTCATCGCCCGCAAGGACGATCCCGGCCCCTGCCCGGGCCCCGGCTGGCAGATGATCGCGGCGCGCGGGCCGCGCGGCGGCTCTGGCCCGCAAGGCGAGCGAGGCGCGCAAGGGCCGAAAGGCCGGGATGCAGCGTCCATCGTGAGTTTCGGCTTCGAAGGCTTCTCTGCGGTCCTCCGCATGAGCGACGGCGCCGTCTATACAGCCGACGCCACGCCGCTGTTCCTCCGCTATCAGGAGGAGACGCAGTGAGCATCCGAGCCACTTCGGTCGGCGCTCCTGGCATCTCTCTGAGCGACGCCAAGGAACACCTTCGGGTCGATCACAGCGACGACGATATCCTCATCGCGGGCATCGTCGACACGGCGTGTGAGCACTTTTCGGCGTTGCTCGATCGCACTATCGGCACCCGGACCTGGCTCTGGACGCTCGAGGAAGACTGCGAAAGGTCGGCGCGCTATCTCGCTCTGCCCTATCCGCCGGTGACGGCAATCGTCGCGGTCCGCTATCTCGACGAGACAAGCACGCTCGTTCCATACGACGCCTCGCTCTACGAGACGATTGAATACGCGAATGATCCTCGCACATGGCTCAGGTTTACCGAACCGGCGAGCGGCAGAGACGTCGTGAACGTCGAATACAGAGCCGGAGATGTCTACGTTCCGGCGCCGATCCAGCATGCGGTGAAGATGCTCGTGACGCGGCTCTATGAGAACCGCGGCGAGCCGATCGACAGCAAGTTCGTCGAAGACCGCGCGATCATGAGCCTCCTCTCCCCATATCGGCCGATGGTTGTCTGATGACGCAGAAGATGAATTTGAGCGTCGATTTCGGCGAGACGTGGCTCCTGTCGTTCCCATACACCGGGGCACAGGCGATGCAGAGCGCGACATTCCGCATCGCGACGAGGCAGAACGTCGCTCGAGGCGATGTCACGCTGAATTCTGGCATTAGCCGGCGACCGATCGCCCTCGACGTGAACATCTCGCCGGGTCAGCAGCGCGACTTCGGCATCGTGAATGACACCTACATCTATGAGCTGCGGGCGACGCTCGACGATGGAACCGTCGACACGGTCTTTCTAGGCAGCCTGTACGTCGAAAAATCTCCCTTCGGCTATCCCGACCCGACGCCCCCCGGCAGCGGCGGCATCCTCGACTTTTACGACCCGGATCAGAGCGGCCTTCTGGTCCTTTTGGAGGACATCTGACACATGGCCCAGATTGCTATCCGTGATGCCAACGGCACACAGCAGAACGTCGAGGCGCCGCTCGCTCCGGGTCGGGCCGCGGCGTCGAGCTCCCGGCCAATCGCCTTGGCGACCGAAGATAAGGCGGCGCTCGACCTTCTCCATACGGACATCACGACGCTACTGGCCCGCCTGCCCGGCTCACTCGGGCCGAACAGCGGCCTTCGCGTCGACACGTCGGGATCGCCCTTGCCGATCTCCGGCACGGTCTCGCTGCAGGACATCAGCGCCGCGGAGTATGAGACGGTCGCCGCCAGCCAGACGGCTCAGGTGCTCGGCAGCAGCGGCGGGACGGGCGACTATGTCTCGCACATCCTCGTTGTCCCGGCCACGACGAGCCCCGGCGCGATCTCGCTGATCGATGGCGCCACGTCGATCTCCGTCTTCCCTGGTGGCACAAACTCGGTTTCGAACCTCGTTCCCTTCGTGATCCCGATCGGCGCGCGGTCCTTGACGGGCTCTTGGAAGATCACGACCGGCGGCAACGTCTCCTGCATCGCCTTCGGGAACTTCACCTAATGCTCAGGTTCATCTCCCGCCTCATCACATCGACAGCCGCGATCAATCAGGTCGGCGGTGGAGGCGGGGGCACCGATACGACTCCGGACGCCTTCGCGTTCTCGGATGTCACCGGTGCGACGCTCTCGACGCAGTACACGTCCAACACGATCACCGTGTCGGGCATCAATGCTGCTGCGGCCATCTCGATCACGGGTGGAACCTATTCCGTCAACGGAGGCGGCTACACGTCGGGCAGCGGGACGGTGAACAATGGCGACACGGTTTCGGTCCGTGTCACCTCGAGCGGTTCGAACTCGACTGCGGTCAATGCGACGCTCGATATCGGCGGCGTCACGGATACCTATTCGGTCACGACGGTCGCCGCGGGCGATTCCACGCCGGATGCCTTCACCTTCACCGACGTCACTGGCGCCACGCTCTCCAGCCAGTACACATCGAACACGATCACGGTTGCCGGCATCAACACCGCCTCGGCGATCTCGATCACGGGCGGCACGTATTCGATCAATGGCGGCTCCTACACGAGCTCGCCCGGAACGGTCGTCAATGGCGATACCGTCTCGGTCCGCGTCACGTCGTCGGGCTCGCCGACCACTGCCGTCAATGCGGTCCTGACGATCGGCGGCGTGTCCGACACCTACACCGTCACGACCTCGAGCGGCTACAGCTTCACCAACTCCGAGGCGGCGGCTGCTGTCGCCGCGATGACGGTTGCTCCCAACGATACCGTCAAGGCTCGCTATGACGCCTTTGTCGGCGCGCTGAAGAGCGGTGCGACGTCCGGGAACAACATTTGGGCGAAGCTTGACCACGTCTACATCCTGGCGGCTCACGATCGCCAGGCGGCCCGCGTCAACCTCAAGAACTCGGCGAAGATCCTCACCGAGAACGGCACGCTGACGTTTACGACCGATCGCGGCTTTGAAGGCGACGGCACCAGATGGCGTTTTCGGGCGCCAACTTTGTGCAGGACTCGGCCTCCATCGGCGCATGGTGCAACGCATCTGGCGCCGGGGCGGCGACGCTCCATCCTCAGATCGGAGACCTCGGCACGGGCGCCTATATCCGGTCCCGCACCACGTCGGCCAACCACACCGGTGCCCTCAACGGCGCCTCCGTGAACTTCGAAGCATCCTCGGCCAATCACACTGGCCATAGGACAATCTCGAGGACTGGCGCGACGACAACCAATCGCTACGTCAACGGGACGGTGTTCGGGACGGTCAACACGAACTCATCGACAACCCCATCGTCCTCGTTCGCCGCGATCCTCCGCTCTTCCACGCTCTACGGCGATGATCGCATTGCCGCGGGCTACACGGGCGGCGGCCTCAATGCGGCGGAAATCGCCGACCTCCACAACGCTCTGAATACCTTCCTGACGGCGAACGGCGGCGCCTGATGCTGGAATGCCTCAATCAGGTGATCCTCGGCCAGTATTCGCCGGCCGAGGGCACCACTCTCGTTGACCTTGGACTCGTGACGTCGAGCTATCAGTTCGGCGCGGCGCAAGGCACGCCGATCGGCACGATCACGGGGAAGGCCACCGGATCGACGATCACGTCTCTCGACACGCGCCTTCAGGTCAACGGCAACATCCTGCAGGTCGGCTCGTCGGGTGGCTCGCAGCCAGTCGGCACCTTCACGGCGTCGCTGCGCGAAACTCTCACTGGCGCGCTCAACACGCCTCACGATACGGTCGTCACTGTCACGGTCGTCGAGGCACCGCCGGTCGGCCTGCAGCCCTTCGTCTACGAGGCGGAGGCGCAAGCCTATTTCAGCGCTGTTGCCGCAGCCGGCGTCACCTACACCGATCGGCGGAAGTACACCATCAATCGGATGTACAAGCGCCTGAAGGCCGCCGGCATCTATACGAAGATCACGGCGGCTTGGCTCCTGGCGCAGCCCGCAGGCGGGATCGCAGCGTCCTATATCAATCTGATCACCCCTGGCACCCGGAACCTGTCTCAGGGCACATCGGCGCCGAACTTCGTCGAGAATGTCGGCCTCTATTCGTCGACTGGAAGTGCGACGCAGCGGCTCAACACTGGCGTTCGCCTCTCCGACCTCGGGCAGAACAATTGGCACATGGGCGTCTATGTCCGGACCAATGGTGCGAGCGCCAATGAGGCGAACTCGATCATGGGCGCCTATAGCGGCTCAGCCGGCATCACCGTCGCCCCGAACCGCGCGTCTGCAACGCCGTGGGGTCGCGGCGGTACGGCTACGGAAGAAGTAATCGGCGCGGCGTCATCGTCGGACGGCACCGGGCTCACCATCATCACCAGGCCGGCAGCCGACTATTTCAGAGCGCAGAACAATAGTCGCCCCTTGCTGTCGCCGACCGGTGCGAGTGTCGGGCTTCCTAGCCTCGACATCTACCTGCTCGGCGCGAACAACAATGGCGCCGCGGCGAATGGGACGGCTCGTCGGGTGTCGTTCGCCACGCTCGGCGCGTCTCTCACCGAAGACGAGGCGACGCTCTTCTACGCCATCGTCCATGACACCATGGAGCGAATCGAGTTCGGCGACATTGCACCGAACGAGCCCGGGTTTCTTCCTGCGTCCGCCACGGCCGATGTGATCGTCTATGGCGCCACGGTTGGCGGCGTCCTCGCCGCCTATGAGGCGAAGCGCCAGGGCAGGAGCGTCATCCTCGTCGGCGGATGGCGCGAGCGGCAGCTCGGCGGCATGCTCACGGGCGGTCTCAACGCTCCGGACTTCACCCAAGCCGTCGCCTTGCAAGGTCTGCCGCGGTGGATGTGCTCGAGGGCAACGAGTTTCTACGGGACGGCCTTCTCCCTGTCGATCCAGGCTCGTTTCTGGAATGGCGCCATGCGGTCCATGTTCGACCCGGCGCGATTGCAGGGCCTCGACATTCCCATTTACTGGTCGACCGGCGTCACCACGACGACGATGGCCGGAACACGCCTCAACAGTTTCGAGACGGCAGACGGGCGGATCTTCTCTGGCCGCGTCTTCATCGATGCGTCCTATGAAGGCGACCTCTTCGCACGATCGAATGTCACCTATGTGGTCGGCCGAGAGCAGGCCGGGACAGGCGCTGAGAATTCCAACGGCGCCGGCTATCCGGCGACCGGAAATCCGCTCGACGGAGCCGGTGGCGCTTCTCTGCGCATCGATCCATGGAATATCCCGGGCGACTCCTCTAGCGGCCCTATTCGTTGGGTGCGAGGGCTCTGGCCTGGCACGACGGGTGGCACCGGCGACGCCGTCACATTCAAGAACAGAATTCCGATCGCCAACACGAACAGGATTCCGCAGCAGCAAGCCTACAATTTCCGGCTGACGATGACGCAGACGGAGCGCATGGGCGTGCCGATCTCGACGACACCGCCGCCAGGCTATTCCGACACGGACTTCGAACTGCTCTTTCGGTGGCTCGATGCCTACATGGTGCAGTCGGGCGGCTCCATGCCGGGCTTCTCGACCGTCTACACGCCGGTCAACGTCGGCGGTCCCGGAAGCTATGCCGATGTCAATCAAGGCAACGGCCTGTCGAGCGACAATATCGGTTGGAATTGGGACTATTGCGAAGCGACCTACGCCGCTCGCGAAGCCATCTGGCAAGACCATATCTATCGCATCAAGGGCGCCCTCTACGCATACCGTTTTTCGAACGACTATCGCGCACTCGCAGCCACCACGACGCGAACGTCGATGCTGACGTGGCGCCACGCCGAGAACCATTATTGCGATCCCTATCCGACAGACACGCTCTTCTGGCCGTATCAGATGTACGTTCGGGAAGGGCGCCGCATGGTGTCCGACTTCATCCTCGACGCCAATGACGTCGGCCAAGCGAACGACGCGACGCTGCGAAGCGACAAGACGATCGGCGTCACGTCCTATCCGATCGACAGTCACGCTTACGGTTGGTACGCCGTCCAGATCTCAGGCCAGTGGGACACTGAGCCGGACAATATGCGCAGCCATCCGGCCAGCTCGAACTCGAATGGCGTCACGCCGATCCCCTATGACTGCGTCATCCCCAAAAGCGCCGATTGCACCAACATCCTCGTTCCGTGGGGATTGAGCGCAACGCAC